CGTCCCCGGCGGCGTCCCCGGCGGCGGCCCTGGCGGCGGCGGCCCAGGCGGCGGCGGCCCAGGCGGCGGCCCCGGCGGCGTCCCCGGCGGCGGCCCTGGCGGCGGCCCTATTGCTCTCGGTAGGATCGGCCAGCCATGCCGCCGTCGCGTCGAGCGCGCCCTTCGCTCGGGGGTCTTCGTTGAGGTGCGCCACGCGCTGCGCGCAGATCAAGGCGAAGCGGACGATCAAATCCTTTCGCCCAAGGCGACCGGCGACCCAAAGCAGATCGTCAATGGACGCGCCGGCCGCCAACGCTTGTGCGGCGGTCATGGTTTTCCGTCGTCCGAAAAGAGCTATGCGACGTTCAAGGTCGCAAGGGTCGAGGGCGGTGAGTTGCTCGCGGGTCAGCTTGATGGTCATGTCGTTCTCCTTTGCTGACAACACGCATACCCCCGCCCGAAACGAATTACAAGCACTTTTTTCATTTCGCTTGTCAGCCCTGGGGGTCGCGGGTATGCAGATCGCCTAGCTGGAGGAAGACCATTGAATGGTATCGACGAAGCCGTGGCCGTGCTGGCCCGGCGTGCGGGAGGCCCTGAGCGGGGCGGTATGTCGGAGTTGGCGCGCATTCTGGGCGTATCGCCCCAGGCCGTGCGCCCGTGGGTCAAGCGCGGCTTCGCCCCGCTCGACCGCGTGGTCGAGATCGAAGAGGCCACGGGCGTGAGCCGGTGGGAGCTTGCCGATCCGAGGATCAAGCAGACCTTCGCCAACACCCTGGACGCCTTCGCCGCGGTCGGGGGTGCGCAGTGAGGTATGGTGCAACACCGGACGACTGGTTCCATTTCGACACGATCCTAGACCTCACGGCCGATCTGCTGCCGGTGGTCTCTGATCCGCGGGTCGACATCAGCCCGATGTCGAAGATGAAGTCGACGGGCAAGACCCCGTCCATCGTCAACCGCCAGGGCTTCGCCGCCGGCCTGAAGGATTGGACCCAGCGGGCGGCGACGCCCGAGGATATAGCCTTGTGGGCAGACGATCCGCGGCTGGGGATCTGCTTGCAGACCCGGCGCGTGCGGGCGCTCGACATCGACGTCGAAGACCCGGATCTCGCCGAGGTAATAGCCGTGCGCTGGGCGGAGCTGATCGAAGACGAGGACGGCCTACCCCTGGCCCTGCGCTACCGCGAGAACTCGGGCAAGCGGCTCTTGGCCTTCATCGTCGAGGGCGAGCTGTCCAAGCGGCACTTCAAGACCGAAGGCGGCCTGGTCGAGTTCCTGGCCACGGGCCAGCAGTTCGTCGCCGTTGGCACGCACCCGTCGGGCGAACGCTATAAGTGGGCCGGCGGCCGGCCTGACGACCTGCCGGTCTACAGCCCGGAGCGCTTCGAGCGGGCCTGGCGCGCTCTGGTCCGCGAGTTCGCCGTCGGCGAGGCCGTCGAGGCCCAGGCCAGGGCCGAGCGCGGTGCGGCGGATCTCGAAGGCGTCGAGGATGACGTGGCGGCCTGGTTGACCGAGCATTGGCCGGCCTTCGGCCGCCGGGGCGAGAAGCTGTTCGTCGAATGCCCGTGGAAAGACGGGCACTCCATGGATAGCGGCGAGAGCGAGGCCGCCTGGCTACTGGCGGGAACGCGCGGCTTCGAGCGTGGGCACTTCGAGTGCCGTCACGCCTCCTGCCAGGGCCGCACCGACGACGAGTTCCTGATCGCCGTGGGCTACAGCGCCGCGCCGTTCGAGGATCTGTCGACCGAGGAGGCCTACGCCGCGGCGGCAAAGGCCGCCGGCTTGCCGGCCGAGCGGGCGCGGCTGCCCCTTCCGGGCTTCAAGCGCACGAGCGCGGGCGACATCGAGGCGGTGATCGAGAACGTGGTCCGTGCGGTCGAGAGCCCAGAGGCCTGCGGCTGCGACATCAGGTTCGACAACTTCCGCTCGGAGCTGATGATCTCGCCCGTCGGCGAGGACGGCTGGCGGCCCTTCACCGACGCCGACGCGGTCGACCTGCGCATTCGCCTGGCGGCTATCCGGTTCAAGCCTGTCGGCAAGGACATGATGCGCGACGCGGTCACGAAGGTCGCCGCGGATCGGCAGTTCGACACGGCCACCCACTGGCTTGAGAACGTGGTCCCAGCCTGGGATGGCGTGCCCCGCATCGAAGATAGCCTGATCCGGTACTTCGGCGCGCAGAACGACAACCGCGGCTACTCTAAGGCCGTGGGGCTATATCTGTGGACCGCCCTGGCTGGGCGCGTGCTGGCCCCTGGGTGCAAGGTGGACATGGTCCCTGTGCTGGTCGGCGAGCAAGGCCTGCGCAAGTCGACGGCCGTGGCGGCGCTCGCGCCGGCCGAGGACTTCTTCGCCGAGGTGTCGCTGGAGGTGAAGGACACCGATCTGTCTCGCAAGATGCGAGGCAAAATGGTGATCGAGCTGGGCGAGCTGCGCGGGCTTAAGAGCCGCGAGGCCGAGAGCATCAAGGCCTGGATCACGTCGACCCACGAGCGGTGGACGCCGAAGTACATGGAGTATGAGACCGTATTCGCCAGGCGCTTCGTGCTGATCGGCACGACCAACGACGACGAGTTCCTGGGCGACCCCACGGGCGAGCGCAGGTGGCTCCCCAGCCGTGTCGAGAGACCGTGCGATGTCGAGGCCCTGGTGCGAGATAGGCTTCAGCTCTGGGCCGAGGCGCGGGAGCGCTGGAGGGCGGACGGGGTCTTGTGGCGCGAAGCCGAGGATCTGGCCAAGGAGGAGCATCGCAACTTTAAGTCGGTGGACCCGTGGGAGGACATCGTTCGCGCATGGCTTGTCGAGGAGGATTTGGCCGGCTCCAAGCCTGCGGACAAGGGCATGTTGCGTACCCCTGATATCCTAGCCGGCGCGCTGCAACTGGACCCTAAGTCGGTGGGCAAACGGGAGGAGATGCGACTGACCTCGGTCCTGAAGGCGTTGGGGTATGCGCGCGATCAGAAGTGGGTCGACGGCAGTCCTAAGAAGGTCTGGGTGCCTGCGCATACCCTGTCCTATCCACCTAAAAGCGGTATGCAAAAATAGGTGGGTAGGAATTTCCCTTTATATTCCATTACTCTATCCACCATATCCACCTATCCACCTAAAAGGTAAGGAGGGGTAGAGAAGGGGGTAAAAATAAAGTGGGAATATAGGGGGTAAACAATAGGGTTTTTGGTGGATAGGTGGATAAGGTGGATAGGCGAATTGGAGAGCCGAAAATGAGCAAACAAACCATGATGCGCTCAACCGCGCTGACCCCGGTCAATAGGCGGATCGGCGAGAACAGTCCGCACTCGAAGCTGACTGACGCGCAGGTAGAGGAGATCGTCGAGCGCTGGGAGGCGGGCGACATCGGCTATGGGACGTTGGCCAAGGAGTACGGGGTATCGAAGGCCACCGTGCAGGGCTACATCTCGGGCCGCCGCCGGGCGGTCAAAGTGATCCGTACGAAAAAACATCGGTGGTAGGGGTTTACAAGCGATCTGTTGTAAGATAGGTTTATAGGCATCAGGCAAGGAGATACCGAGATGACCCGCAAGGATTACGAACTGATCGCCGCCGCGCTTCGCCGCTCGCAGCCGTCTCTGGCTCTGCCCCTTAAGGAGGGCGTGGCCGCGCAAGGCGCTTGGAGCCGCGTCGTCGAGGAGGTGGCGCAGAACCCGCTGCCGGCCGTCGGTGGCCAAGCCAGCATCGAAGACTTCACGCCCGAGAACCTGCCGGATCTCCTGACCAAGGACGGCTGGGCGCTGCTCACGGCCGAGAACCCGGCGGCGCGCACGGACGTCTCGCCGGCGGATAACGCCCAGCTCAACGCCGACCTGGTCGCGGAGCTGGAGCGGCGCGGGCTGGAGTACCATCCGGTCGAGGGCCACTACGGCCAGCGCGAGAACTCGTTCATCGTCATGGCCGACGAGGCGACGGCCCTGGAGCTGGGCAAGCAGTTCGGACAGGAGAGCGTGCTCAATCGCCGCGGCCTGCTCTACATGGACGGGACCATCGACCCCGCCACCGGCATCACGGTTCACGACACCCGGCCCGAAGACTTCTATACATACGTCCCCGAGACCGACGCGCTGTTCACTATCGACATTGCGTTCGCCGAGGGCGCTCGGCCTGTCGACGCTGATCGGTTCATTGCCGCTTGCACGGGGAGGAAGGCATGAGGCCCGAACACGACATCGAGTTTGCGCTAGACGAGATCGGCTGGCGCAAACGCAATCAGCTAGACGATTACGAGATCGTCGCCGAGCTGCCCCCGCGAAAACGATCAAGCTGGTGGCTGGCGGCGTTCGGGGCGATCCTGGTGCTGTTGGTCGTCGGATCGTCCCACTTCTAGGCCAACGAGCCCCGCGCCAAGCGCGGGGCTTTTTGCTGCGCGGTATGCGCTATAGGCCGGCCCCGCGGTATGCGTAGGGCATGGGCCGCCCTACGATGCGCAGCGAAAAGCTGGAAAATCAGATCATTGAGCGGATATCGCAGGGCGAGACGCTGAAGGCTATTTGCGCCGACGCCGACATGCCGGCGGCTGCTACCGTTATGCGGTGGGAGGTACAGGACAAAGCGTTTGGCGAGCTGGTTGCGCACGCACGCCGAGTTGCAGCCCACATGCTGATCGGCGAAGCCCGCGAGATCGTCGACGACGGCCGAAACGACTGGATGGAGCGGCTAGGCCACGACGGCCAGCCAAAGGGCTGGAAGGTCAACGGCGAGGCCGTCCGACGCTCCGAGCTGCGGGCCAAGCAGCGTTGGCAGGAGGCCGCTGCGCTGGCCCCGCGGGAGTTCGCCCCCAAGCACCAGGTCGAGCACTCTGGCGGCATCAACGTGGCCGACAAAGACGACGAGGCTCTGATCGAACAGCTCATGGCCCTGCTGAACTCTGGCCACCTGCCCGCGGGCGTTGAGGTTGTCACCGAGCAAGAGGCCTACGACCAGGGGCTCGACCTGGCGTGATCCCGCTGCTCCGCCTGCGCACGGCCGACGGGAAGATCGTCGAGCTGACCCGCGACAAGATCGAAAACATCGTCGCGCTTGGCCTGGAGCTGAAGCGCCGTAAGCCGTGGGTTCCGCAGCCGGGCCCCCAGACCATGGCCTACGAGAGCGAGGCCGACATCATCGGCTTCGGGGGCGCAGCCGGTGGCGGTAAGACGGACCTGGCCTGCGGCAAGGCGCTCACCCACCACCGCAAGGTCATGATCCTTCGCCGCGTCGGCACGGAGATGCAGGGGATCGAAGACCGGTTGGAGGAGCTGATCGGCTCGAAGGACGGTTTCAACGGCCAGAAGAAGATCTGGAAACGGCTCCGGGGCGATGGCGTTCGGCAACAGATCGAGTTCGCCAGCCTGCCCAACCTAGGCGACGAGCGGGGCTACCAGGGCCGCCCGCACGACCTGCTGGTCTTCGACGAGGCGGCCAACTTCCTTGAGGCCCAGGTCCGCTTTCTGATGGGCTGGATACGCAGCACGGTGAAGGGCCAGAAGTGCCAGGCCCTGCTGACCTTCAACCCGCCGACGAGCGCCGAAGGGCAGTGGATCATCTCGTTCTTCGCCCCATGGCTGGACCCCATGCACCCCAAGCCGGCCAAGCCGGGCGAGCTGCGGTGGTTCGGGACCGTCAACGGCAAGGACTATGAGGTCGAGGACGGCAAGCCCTTCGTGCTGAAGGACGGCGCGCCCTGCTACAAGTTCAACCCGAAAAAGTTCAAGGCCGAGGACATCGTGACGCCGAAGTCGCGAACCTTCATCCCCAGCCGTGTCACGGACAACAAGCACCTCATGAACACCGGCTACCTGGCGACCCTCCAAGCCCTGCCCGAGCCGCTGCGCAGCCAGATGCTCCATGGCGACTTCCTGGCCGGCATGGCCGATGACGTGTGGCAGGTCATCCCCACGCCCTGGATCGACGCCGCCATCGAGCGGTGGAAGGCCTGGGAGGCCAACCACCCCGGCAAAAAGCCCGGCGAGATGGACACCCTGGGCGTCGACGTCGCCCGCGGCGGCCGAGACGAAACCGTGATCATCGCCAGGCATGGCGACTGGCTTGACCACCCCATCGCCATTCCCGGTCACGAGACGCCGACGGGCCATGAGGTGGCGACCCAGATCATGCTGGCCAGGCGCGACCGCGCGCCCATCAACATCGACGTCATCGGCGTGGGCTCGTCGCCCTACGACATCATCGCCGGGGAGCTGCGCGCCCAGATCAACGCCATCGACGTGCGCAACACCTCCCACGGGACCGAACGCACCGGGCACCTGGGCTTTTTCAACGTGCGCACCGAGATCTGGTGGCGGTTCCGCGAATGGCTCGATCCTGCCTACAACACCGGAGCCATGCTGCCCCCGAACCCGAAGCTCAAGGCGGATCTGGCCGCCCCGAGGTGGAAGCCCAGGGGCAAGGTGATCCAGGTCGAGAGCAAGGAGGAGATCGAGGAACGCATCGGCCGGTCGCCCGACTACGGGACCGCCGCCGTGCTGGCCCTGATCGACAGCCCCAAGCTGCACCTGATCGAAGGTATGCGTCAGGCGAACGCGGGGCGCGATTATGACCCGTACGCGAACAGCCGCTAGGAGCCGGGCGAATGTGCCTGTCGAGCAACAAGGCCGCCAAGCAAGCCGCGGCCCAGCAGGCCGCCGCCAACGCGGCTGCCGTGGCCCAGGCCCAGGAGCAGGCCCAGCAGCAGCTTGCGGCCCAGCAGGCCGCCAGCACCGCGCTGTTGGCCGAGGTGCAGTCGAACAACGCTTCGCAGCTCGCCGCCGCCCAGGCGGCTCAAGAACAGCTCACACAGCAGCTCACCCAGCAGCGAACCGACTTCCAATCGGCTCAGGCCGATCTCATGAAGGCGCAGCAGCAGGCCACTACAGACGCCGCCAAGCGGGCCGAGGACGCCGTCCGCCTCACCGGGCAGCGGGCTAAGACCCCCAACGTCGCCGCGCGCCTGGCGGCCAACCGCAGGGCCGCGCAGCAGGGCGTCTCGTCCACCATGCTCACCGGGGCCAAGGGCGTGCCGCTGGCGGCCTTCTCGGCCTCGCTCGGCAAGATCACACCGCTGGGGGCCTAATGGCTGCTATCCCGCTCTCGACGCGCGAACGAGCGCTGCGCCGCAAGGCGTCGCTGTGGCAGGAGCGCGCCACCTGGGACAGCCATATCGGCGAGATCTCGCGCGTCCTGCTGCCCCGGTCCTCTCGCTTCCTGCCGACCGACCGAAACGACGGGCGCAAGAAGCACAACCAGATCTACGACAACACCGGGACCATGGCCCTGCGCACGCTGGCCGCCGGCATGATGTCGGGGATGACCAGCCCCGCCCGGCCGTGGTTCCGCCTGGCCGTGGCCGACCGCGAGCTGATGAAGCGCGACGCCGTGAAGCTGTGGCTGAACGAGGTGACGGTGCTGATGCTCCAGGTGTTCGCCAAGAGCAACACCTACCGGGCCTTCCACAAGCTCTACACCGAGCTTGGAGCCTTCGGCACCGGGGCCTGCATCGTCACCCGCGACTTCAACTCGGTCATTCACTGCACGCCCCTGACCTTCGGCGAATACGCCCTGGGCGTGAACTACAAGGGCGAGACCGACGTCACCTACCGCGAGCTGCAAAAGCCCGTGAGCGCGGTGGTGCGCGAGTTCGGCTACGAGAATTGCTCCTCGGCCGTGAAGCTGGCCTACGACCGCGGGGATTACGACCAATGGGTCTCCCTGGTCCACGGGATCGAGCCGCGCCTGGAGCGCGACCTCGCCAAGCGCGGCGCGAAAAACAAGCCCTTCCGCTCCGTCTACCTGGAGACGGCGCACGAGAACCCGAACGCCATCCTGCGCGAGAGCGGGTTCGACACCTTCCCGGTCCTGGCCCCGCGCTGGGATCTCGACGGCTCGGACATCTATGGCTCCAGCCCCGGCATGGTGGCCCTGGGCGACGTCAAGCAGCTCCAGCACGAGCAGCTTCGCAAAGCCACGGCCATCGACTACCAGTCGCTGCCCCCGCGCCAACTGCCCGAGAGCATGCGCGGCCAAGAGGCCGGCCTGCTGCCGGGCGGTGTGACCTACACGAAGGGCGACGGGTCTACCGGCGGCGTGCGCACGGCCTTCGAGACCGATCTGCGGCTGGACTATCTCCTCGAAGACATCAGGGACGTGCGCGAGCGCATCCGCTCGGCCTTCTATGCCGACCTCTTCCTGATGATGGCCAGCGACGACGGCACCGGGCGCATGACCGCGACCGAGGTGGCCGAGCGCCACGAGGAAAAGCTGCTGATGCTCGGCCCGGTGCTGGAGCGCCTGCACAACGAGATGCTGTCGCCCATGATCGACATTGTCTTCGAGGTGCTGCTGACGTCGGGCCTGATCCCGCCGCCGCCCGAAGAGATGCAGGGCATGGCCCTGGACGTCGAGTTCGTGAGCACGCTGGCCCAGGCCCAACGGGCCGTGGCGACCAACTCCATCGACCGTTTCGTGGGTAGCCTCGGGACTGTGGCCGCGCTTGGCAAGCCCGGCGTGCTCGACCGCTTCGACGAAGACGTCTGGGCCGAGGAGTACAGCGACATGCTGGGCGTTGACCCCAAGCTGATCGTCTCGGGCGAGAAGGTGGCGCTGATCCGCAAGGCCAGGGCCGACCAGGCCCAGCAGGCCCAGGAGGCGGCGCTGCGCAACGAGCAGGTGGCCCAGGTCGCCAAGCTCGGTAGCGTCAAGACCCAGGGCGGCCAGTCCAACGCCGGGGCCGACATCATGAACCTGTTCAGCGGCTACGGCTCGCCCAGTGCGGAGAACTACTAGATGCGGGACAAAACCCTGCTGGCCTACACCCCGCCCGAGCTGGCCGCGGCCGGCGTCGTGCCGTTCATCAACATCACCCGCCAGGCCGACGGGGACGTGAAAGTGCTGATCCGCGAGAGCAACGGACGGATCACCGCCTTCGTCGTGCCCAAGGCCGAGTGGGCAAAGCTGGAGGCCTGAAGCATGGCGCTCAAGGACATGGCCCTGTCCGAGGCCGAGGCCAAGGAGGAAGAGTGCTGCGCGCCCTCCCACGACGGCGATGGGCACAGCGGGCCGAAGTACCCCTACGGCCTGACGGTCTACCTGGACGACACCGTGCTCTCGAAGCTCGGGATGACCCAGCTCCCGGCCGTCGGGACGCAGCTCACCCTGACCGCCGCCGTCACGGTCAAGGCCGTCGACATGCGGCAGCGCCAGGGCAAGGAGGACGAGAACAGCGTCGACCTCCAGATCACGGCCATGGAGCTGGGCGCTGCGCCGGCCGCGGGCGGGGCGCTCTACAAGGCATAGGTATGCGCGTGGGGCTGGCTCGGACGTAGTCTGCGGCCAGCAACCACGCCGAGGACCCTATGGCCCGTTACGTTGAAACCAAGATCACGCTGACGGCCAACCAAGCCGCCGGCACAGATCCGATCCTAGCCGCGGAGACCGCGACGATCCCGGTGCGCCAGGCCGTCGTTATTGGCAATCCGGGAACGTCCGACGCCAACCTGCACCTGGCGACGGGCGCAATCAGCGGCACGGGGCTCCCGCTCCCCGGCGGCCAGCTAATCGCTTTCGCCCACGCACTGCCGGGCCTGGACAACGCCCTGTACGTGACGGGCCTGGCCGCTGGCGACAAGCTCACGATCTGGGTGGCGTAAGTCGTGCGCCTTTCCCTCCTGAATACGGATCTGAGCCTCACCCTCGCCCCTAAGAAGGGTGTGCCTGGCTCCATCACCGTGAATGGCGTGACCTATGGCCGCCTTCGCTTCGGCGGCGAGTTCCTTGACCGCCTGATCTCCAGCCAATTCCTCTTCGGGAGGGTCTGATTGTGACTTCGATCATCACTGACGACACGCCGCTGCCGGTGAAGCTGGCGCAGCCTGGGGCTGGCGCCGATCTGGTCTTCGTGCCGTTCCAGCCGGGCAAGGTCTCAAGCTCGCTGTCGGTGAACGGCGGCGGGTTCGACGGCGCGGACGGCACCCGGACCAACTACTTCCGCGCCATGGCCGCCAGCGCGACCTGGGCGAATACCGTGGTGCTGACCGTCGCCTTCAACGGCAACATCTTCGGCCTGCGCTGGAACCGCAGCTATGCGAGCCCCTTCGGCATCCGCATCGACGGCGTGGCCTACGAGGTTCCCTATCAGCAGCGGTTGAACGCGACGACGCAGCAACTCGCCAGCGCTTCAGCGCTCGGTGAAGGCGTCATCCTGGCGACGGACCTCGGCGATGGCCCGCACGAGTGCGAGATCGTCCTGCCGTGCAGCGTGTCGCAGACCCGAAACTTCCAGTTCTATGGAATGATCGTCGAGGCGCGGTGCAACCCACCGTCTCCGATTGTGGGCCAGTCCTTCTCATCGGCTCCGATTGCGCTGACGACCAGTTACACGGCGCTCAACTTCACGACCTACAGCATCACCGGCATCTCCAGCCTGGCGTTCGTGAACACGACCGGCGCCGATATCACCGTGAGCATCCGCTACTCCAGCGCGAACGGCGACTTCGCCAAGGTTCTGGTGCCGGCCAACGGGTCTGCCTCTTGGACCCCGCCGAGCAACCGGCCGATTGACCATGCGCTCGAACTCGCCGCGACGGCGACCGGCGTCAACTGCTTCCCTGGAGTGCTCAACCAATGAAGTACGCCGCGAGCATCAGCGACAGTTTCGGCCTCAACTCAGGCAACAGCCTCACGCCGGATCAGTTCTACCCGCACCAGGCGCAAAAGCTGCTGGCCGCCCTGCGCATCCGCAACTTCGGCGTCAGCGGCAACACGACGGCCCAGATGGTCGGCCGCATGACGGCGCTGACCCACTACGAGGTGCCGGAGTTCGTGGTCATCTATGGCGGGGCCAACGACGGCCTGGCCGCCAACCAATCCACCGTGCAAGCCTCTCCCTCGCCGACGAGCACCACGTTCTCGGTGGGGGCCGGCAAGGCCGCATCCATGGCGGCTCCCGGCTCTTGGCTTACGGTCAACGGGCAGGATCGTCAGGTGCTGTCGGTTTCGACCGACGCGATCACCCTCGTCACCGCGCTCAGTGGAGCGCCGTCGTCTGGTGACGCCGTGACCATCGCGACCACCAAGAACCTGATCCAGCTCGGCCAGTTCGTCAGGAACAACGGCTGCGCCAAGGTGATGTTCGGCCTGCAGCATTTCCTCAACTGGTCATCCGGCGGCGACACCTTGGCCAGTCCGTCGGCGGCGATGGTGGCGCGTCGCGCGCTCCAGCAGGCGGCAGCCGACGCGCTGAGCGCGCCTGTCGTGGACTTCTACACAGGCATGAGGAACCGCATCGCCGCCGCGACCGATGCTGAAGGCTATGTCGCGACGACCGTGGCGACAGCGGCCCTGCCGAACCTCTTCACGGTGGCTTCAGCGACCGGCCTGTCAGCGGGCAAGAAGATCAGCGTCGACACCCAGCTCGCGACGATCCTCGACGTCTCGGGCAAGCTGATCACCACGTCGGGCATGAAGGTGATTGCGGGCGTCAGTTCGACCGTCTCGACCAATTACCACGTCGCGGACGCGGACCCGCACCTGTCGGCATATGGCGGCTATGTTCTGGGTGGCCTGCTGGCTGACGCCCTCATCGCCCAGGGCTGGGCGCAAGCGGCCTAAGCCCCCACGCCCTCACATCAAAGGTGGGGCCGCCAGCGGACACGCCGGCGGCCCTATTTGCGCATACCGTATGCGCTAAAAGGCATGCGCGGACTTACCGTCCCGCCATGAGCTTCGACCCTCTAGACACCGACGCGCTCGAAGAACGCCAGGCTGCCGACCAGCAGCGGGCGCGCAACGAACTGCGGGTCGCTGTGGACGACATGCGCTGGCTCATGAACGACAAGCGTGGCCGCCGGTTTGTCTGGCAGCTACTCGAAGAAACTCAGGCTTATTCGTCGACTTTCCGTTCGGGAGATCCCCACACCAGCGCCTTCCTCGAAGGCAAGCGGGCCATTGGCCTGCATCTGCTGTCGATGATCAACGCGAACTTCGCCGACCAATATGTCCTCATGCTTCAGGAGCATCAGAACCATGTCCGACGCACCGGCCGCTGACGCCGCCCCCGCACCCGCGGAGGGTCAAGCCCCCGCCGCTGCGGCTCCCGCCGAAGGCCAAGCGCCTGCCGCGGTAGCCCCGGCTGCTGAAGGCCAGACCCCCGAGGGGCAATCCCCGGCTGGCGATCAGCCCAAGGCCGAAGGCGACGCGCCCAAGGCCGAGGGCGAAGGTGACAAGGGCGATGCGCCCAAGGCTGAAGGGCCGCCGGAAGAATACGCGGACTTCTCGGCGCCCGAGGGCGTTGAGCTGGACGCCGCGGTGCTCGGCGACTTCCGCACGGTCGCTCGCGAACTCGGCCTCTCCCAAGAGGCCGCGCAGCGGGTGGTCGACCTGGGCTCGCAGCTCTCCGCCAAGGCGGCCGAGCTGCAAGCCAGCCAGTTTGAGGCCTGGAAGCAGGAGTGCGTTCAGCTCCTGGCGAAGGACCCCGAACTCGGCGGTGCGAACCTGACCAAGACCCAGGCCGACATGGCCCGTGGTCGGGACCAGTTCGGCTCGCCGGCGTTCGTGCAGCTTCTCGACGACTTCGGCCTGAGCAACCACCCCGAGGTGGTCCGCTTCCTGGCCAAGGTCGGCAAGGAGGTGGCGGACGACACCGCCGTCAACACGGGTGGGGATATCTCGCCTGCTCAGACCGCCGCGCAGCGACTGTTCGGCTAACTTCAACGGATAGGGACACAAGCCCATGAGCCTTCTGGCTTCCCAAAACCTGACCCTGCTGGACTGGGCCAAGCGCCGAGATCCCGACGGGAAGATCCCGGTCATCGCTGAGCTGCTGTCGCAGACCAACGAGATCCTCTTCGACGCCGTGTTCAAGGAAGGCAACCAGCCGACCGGCCACCGCGTCGTGGTCCGAACGGGTCTGCCGACCGTCTACTGGCGCGCTCTGAACGCCGGTGTGCCGACCTCCAAGAGCACCACCGCGCAGGTCGACGAGGGCTGCGCCATGCTCGAAGCCTACTCCGAGGTCGACGTCGCGCTCGCCAAGCTCAACGCCGGCGCGGACGGCTCCGTGAGCGACTTCCGCCTCTCCGAGGACCGGGCGTTCATCGAGAGCATGAACCAGACCCAGGCCTATACGATGTACTACGGGAACGTCGCGACCGAGGCCAAGAGCTACACCGGCCTGGCCACCCGCTACAGCTCGCTGTCGGCGGGCAACGGCGGCAACATCATCGACGCCGGCGGCACCAGCACCGACAACACGTCGATCTGGCTGGTCGTCTGGGGCGATGAAACCGTCTTCTGCCCCTTCCCGAAGGGCTCCAAGGCCGGCATCGACAACCAGGATCTCGGCGAGCAGACCGTGATCGACGCCGCGGGCGGCCGGTTCCAGGCCTACCGCTCCCACTACAAGTGGGACAACGGCCTGGTCGTGAAGGATTGGCGCTACGTTGTTCGCATCGCGAACATCGACGTCTCCAACCTGGTCGGTGAAAGCTCGGCCGCCGACATCATCAAGCTGATGTCGCGCGCGCTGGACAAGATCCCGAACCTGAACATGGGCCGCGCCGCGTTCTACATGAACCGGACGGTCTACTCGATGCTCCGCATCCAGGCCCTGGGCAAGTCCAACAACGCCGTCACCATCGAGAAGGGGCTGAACCAGTTCGGCACCCCCTCGGTCTGGGCGTCGTTCCAGGGCGTGCCGCTGCGCAAGGTCGACGCGCTGCTGAACACCGAGGCCCGTGTCGTTTAAGCGCTAGGGCCGGGGCCTAGCGCCCCGGCCTGATCGCCTTCGGCCCCTTCTAGGAAAGATCCCATGATCACTGACGCTCAACTCCTGTTCTCCGACCAGCAGGCCGACGTTCGCGACGCCGCCACCTACGTCTCGACCAACACGGCCGATCTGGGTGTCGCCCGCGACATCGGCAACGGCCAGACGCTGTACGTCGACTTCACCGTCGACGACGCCTTCACGGGCGGCACCTCGGTGCAATTCCAGGTCATCAGCTCCGCCGCGGCCGCGCTGACCTCGCCGACCGTCCTGGCTACCACCCCGGCCATCGTCGACGCCACCCTGATCACCGGCTATCGCACCCAACTGGCGATCCCACCGGTGGTCGGCAACGGCCAACGCTACCTCGGCGTCCAGGCCGTCGGCGTGGGCACCCACTCGGCCGGCAAGTTCTCGGCCCGGCTGGTGCTGCAGGTCGACAACCACGATTACTACGCCTCGGGCTTCACCGTCGCGTAAGCTCTCGGCTTCATGTATTAAGGCTCGGGGCACCGCCCCGAGCCTTTCTCGAAGGGCTCCGCGCGGAGCCCTTCGAGAAAGGCAACCGGAGAAGACCCAATGGCCAAGGCCACCGAACACGAAGAGGCGCGTTACCGCGTCCGCGAGCTGTCCTACATCGACAACCGACTTGTCGACGCCGGCGAGGAAGTCACCTATGACGGCCTGCCGGGGCACAACCTCGAACCCCTGAACGACGCCGCCGAAGCCGCCGCCGCCAAGGCCGAAAAACAGCGTCGCGCTCCCGCCGTGCGCACGTCGCCGGCGCGCCGGGCCGCCAGCGGCATCGTTTCCGGTGACGACGCCGACGATCTGGCGTAAGCCCGCGAGCAGCCCGCCGGCGTCGCACTCCGCCGGCGGGCTGTAGGCTTTGAACGAAGGAGACGGCCTTGGCCACGGAAGTCGGCATCGCAAACCTGGCGCTTAGCCGCCTGGGCCAGAAGGCCACCGTCTCGTCGCTGTCCCCGCCCGAAGGGTCCGCCGAAGCGCAGCACTGCGCCGTCTGGCTGCCCATGGCGCGCGACGCGCTGCTGAGCATGCACACCTGGTCGTTCGCGACCGTGCGCTCGCGCCCCGCCCTCCGGTCGATGACCGACCCCACGCTCTATGCCCAGTGGGCCTACGTCTATGCGCGGCCGAATAACTGCCTGCGTATCCTGGCGGTGCTGCCGACCGGCTACGTTGACCAGGTGCTCGACGCCCAGCCCTTTGGGGCCGAGACCGCCGAGGACGGCGCGGATCTGATCCTGACCAACACGGATGACGCCATCCTGCGGTGGATCAAGCGGGTGACGAACCCCGCGGTCTACTCGCCCTTGTTCGTCGAGGCGCTGAGCTTCATGCTCGCGTCCGCCCTGGCCGGGCCGATCATGAAAGGCGAAGAGGGCCGCAAGGCCGCACTCGACCACTACAACACGGCGATGTCGCTGGTGAACATGGCCGCCGGCCAGGACGCCAGCCAGAGCCGTCTGCTCGACGGCTACCTGCCGGTGTGGTTGACCGACCGATGAGCCTGGTTCGCACCTTCTCCCGCGCCTTCTCGGGCGGCGAGGTCACGCCCGAGCTGTTCGGGCTGATCGACGACAGCGTCTACCAGCGGGGCCTGAAGCAGGCCCGCAACTTCATCACCCGCCCGCACGGCCCGGCCGAGACCCGCCCAGGCACTCAGTACGTCCGCACGGCAGGCAAGCCCAACGCCGCGGTGTGGCTGATCCCCTTCGCGTACGCCGCCGATCAGAATGTCGTGCTGGAGATCGGCGACCTCTATATGCGCTTCCACGCCAACGGCGGGACGCTGCTGGCCCCGGCCGCCACGGCCTGGTCCAACGCCACGGCCTACACCCTCGGCAATCTGGTCAGCCGCCTGGGCGTCACCTACTACTGCATCGCCCCGAACACGAACCAGCAGCCGCCCAACGCGACCTACTGGTACGCCCAGCCGGCGAGCGGCGAGTACGAGATCCCGACGCCCTACGCGGCGGCCGACATCGCGCGGATCAAGACCGATCAGTCGAACGACGTGCTGACCCTCACGCACCCGACCTACCCGGTGCGCGAGCTGCGCCGCTACGGGGCCACCGACTGGCGTCTGGAGACGGTCGCCTTCGCGACGTCTCTGGCCGCCCCGAGCGGCGTGGCCGCCGTGGCGACCTCCACCGGCGGCACGCTCGTGCCCTGCACGTATGTCGTCACGGCCTTGAGCGCCGACGGAACCGAAGAGAGCCTGGCCAGCGCCAGCGCCACCTGCAACAACAACCTGCAGGCCGTCGGGGCCTACAACACGATCACCTGGTCCGCCGTGACGGGTGCGTCGCGCTACAACGTCTACGCCGAGAGCAACGGGTTGTTTGGCTACCTGGGCCAGACCGAGGCCCTGACCTTCAAGGACGACAACATCACGCCCGACGTGGCGGTGACGCCGCCCGAGGCCTACGACCCCTTCACCTCGGCCGGCAACTACCCGGCCACCGTCGGCTACATCGACCAGCGCCGGGCCTTCGCCGGTTCGGACAATCAGCCGCAGCAGGTATGGGCCACGCGCTCGGGCACTGAGAAGAACCTGACCTACTCGATCCCGACCCGCGACGACGACAGCCTATCATTCCGCATCGCGGCGCGGGCCAACAACGCGATCCGGCACATGGCCGCGCTCGACGACCTGGTGCTGTTGACCGCTGCGGCGGCGTGGAAGGTCGGGTCGGTCGACGGCGGCGCGCTGACCACGCTGAACGTGCGCGCTCGGCCCCAAAGCTACGTGGGCGCGTCGCACGCCCCGCCGGTCATCGCCGGCGGCGATATCCTCTACTCGGCCGAGAAGGGCGCGCACTACATGCGCCTGGCTTACGAGGACAACACCTCGCGCCTGCGGGCCTTTGACCTGTCGCGCCGCGCACCGCACCTGTTCGACGGCTACCGCATCGAAGACGCGGACATGGCCGAGAGCCCGTACCCGACCGTCTGGCTGGTGCGCAACGACGGCAAGATGCTCGGGCTGACCTACGACTACGATAACCAGGTCATCGCCTGGCACCGCCACGACACGGACGGTGCTTTCGAGAGCGTGGCCGTCATCCCCGAGGACGGCGAAGACGCGGTTTATGTGGTCGTGCGCCGCACGATCAACGGCAGCTCGACCCGCTACATCGAGCGGTTCGCCTCGCGGCGTTTCGACGCAGACGAGGACGCCTTCTGCGTCGACGCCGGCGTCACCTATTCCGGCGCGGCGGCCACGACGATCAGCGGCCTTGGCCACCTGGAGGGCAAGACGGTGGCCATCGTCTCGGGCGGCGCGGTGCGGCCCCGTGCGGTAGTGACCGGCGGCTCGATCACCCTGGACCAGGCCACCGAGGCCGGGGCGAAAACCCATATCGGCCTGCCGTACACCTGCCGGGCGGAAACCCTGCCCATGGCCTTCGACGTGCCGGGCTTTGGCCTGGGCCGCCCGAAGAACATCAACCAGATCTGGCTGCGGGTGTATCGCTCGGGCGGCGTGTTCGTCGGCCCGGCGTTCGATATGCTCACCGAGGCCAAGATCCGCACCGACGAGCCCTACGGCTCGCCGCCGACCCTCTACACGGGCGTCATCGACCTCACGGTGCTGAACGCCTGGCAAGACGACGGGGTCGTGTGCATCGAACAGTCAGACCCCCTGCCGCTGACCATCGTGTCGCTGTCGGCCGAGGCGAGCATCGGTGGCTAGGATCGTCGCCCGCGCGGCGGAGCCCGTCGACGCAACCCTGCTGGCCTCACGGCTGCGCGCGGCGGACGTCGCCGAGATCCACGCGGCCTTCGGCCCGGTAGACGTCGCCGACGCGCTGCGCGCCTCGCTGCGCTCGTCGGTCAAGGCCTGGGCCGCCACGCTCGACGGCGAGCCGCTGTTCATCGGCGGTGTGGGCTGCCTCTCCTTCGTGTCGGGTGTCGGCTCGCCCTGGCTCGTGGCCGCCGAGGAGGCGACCCGATACCCGGCCGCCCTGACACGCGTGGCGAAGGGCTTTGTGCCCGAAATGCTGGAGCTGTTCCCCCGGCTGGAAAACTGGGTCGACGTTCGCAACAAGGCGAGCGCGGCCTGGCTGGCGCGGCTGGGCTTCACGTTGTACGATCCCGAGCCGTACGGCCCGCAAGGGCTTCCGTTCCACCGCTTCGACATGGAGGCCTGACCATGTGTCTGCCCGCAGCCGCGTTGGCTACCGCAGCGCTCGTCACCTCGGCCGCCGGCACGGCGGTGTCGACCTACGGCGCGGTGCAGGGCGCGAACGCCCAGAAGATCTCGCTGGCGGCCCAGGCCGACGCGGCGCGGACCAATGCGGCCCTGGCCGACATCACGGCCAATAACATCACGGTCACCTCGGGGATCAACGCCGGCTTGACCCTGGCGCTGGGCGAAGAGAACGCCCGCATGACCGAGGGTATCGCGGCGCTCAACCTGAGCACCATGGGCCAGTTGGCCGATCTCAACAGCATGATGGCCGAGGGCGACTATCAGTTCATCATCGGGCAGGGCGACCTTCAGGCCGCCGTCGCCGAGGGCAACGCCAAGATCGCCGAGAGCCAGGCGCAGAGCGTCCTGCGCGCCGGCCAGCGCGAGGAACAGGGGATCATGTTCCGCGGCGCGCAGCTCAAGTCGTCGCAGCGCGCGGCCCTGGCCTCCAACGGCATCGCGCTCGACAGCGACGGGGCGCTGCGCGTGCTCACGTCAACGGACATCTTGACCGATATCGACGCCGCCACCGCGCACGCCAACGCGGTGAACCAGGCCTTCGGCTATCGGGCGGAGGCCGCGCAGTACCAGGGCGAGGCCGACGCGGCGCGCGTGAACGCCCGCATCGAAGGGTTCAAGGTCCGCGCGGAGGCCGCCGGTGCGCAGGTGAACACGAGCATCGACCAACTGAACCTGAAGCTGCAGGCCCAGAGCGAGGCTATGTCCTACCGCACGGGCAGCAAGCTCGACGCACTGAACATCGCCCAGCAGGGCCAATCCGCGGCCTTCAACGCGAAGATGTCGGCTCTCGGCTACCGCAACGACGCCACCGCCGCAACGGTCGCGCGCTCGTCGATCAGCCCGGCGCTCGCCGGCGCGGGGACCTTCCTGCAGGGCGCATCGCAAGTCGCCGGTTCGTGGTATCAGTTCTCGAAGGCGGGCGTCTGGTCCAACGGCCTGTTTGGCAACAAGAAGAAGGGCTAAGACATGCCGCGCGTCCCCGAGGCAAACGCCTTCACCGTCGCCCCCGATGCGGGCGGCGCGCCGCGGCTGCGTTCGCCCGAGCTGGCCCGCATCGGCGGGCGCTCGCCCATCGACGCTGCGCAGATCACCACGCCTCGCCCGATCAAGACCCCGCAGTTCGACACCGCGGTGTACGAGCCCCGCGCTCGCGCCGCCGTGGACGAACGCGCAGGGGCCGGCGCGCGCCAAGCCTCCGCCTTTGGCCAGGCGCTGATGTCGGCGGCCGACGTCGAGGGCCGCATCGCCCTGGACGTTCAGGACCAGATCAACACGACCGCGGTCGAGCAGGGCGTCAACCAGCTGCAGGAGGCGCGCCTCAAGCTCACCTACGACAAGGAGAGCGGCTACACGACCCAGACCGGATATGCCGCGCTGAAGCGCGACGACGGCAAGTCGCTGAGCCAGGCCTACGGCGAACAGCTCGACGCGCAACGGGATCTGATCGCCGGCTCGCTGGGCAACGACGCCCAGCGCCGCGCGTTCATGTCGCGCGCGGGGCAGATGCGCGTCGAGTTCGACGGCCAGACCTCGCGCTGGACATCGGACCAGGCCAAGAGCTGGACCGCGTCGGTCAACAAGGCGACCATCGAGACGTCGATGCAGACCGCGGTCGTGAGCTACAACGACCCGACGCAACTGGCCCCCGCGATCACCCGTATGGACGCCGCCGTCGTCGCCTCGGGCCGCGCGGCGGGCCTGTCGGCGGCCGAGATCGAGGTGCAGCAGGGCGTCCAGCGCAGCCAATTCCACGCCACCGCCATCGCGGCGGCGCTGCAAAACGGCAACATTCCGTACGCGGACGCCTACCACAAGCAGTACGGCGAGCAGATCGTCGACCCCGACACTCGGCTGCGGGTGGTGGGGCTGCTGACCAAGGAGGTCGACAACGCCCAGGCCCTAGCCGCGGCCAACGACGCCCTGGCCTCCGGGGCAAAGTTCGAGACCGGGGAGTTTGACCGCTTCCTGAACAACCTCGTGACCGCCGGCGAGCGCTCGGCTGGCGACTACAAGCCCGACGGTTCGCCGCTGGTTTCGCCCAAGGGCGCGAAGTACCTGATGCAGGTTACGCCCGACACCGCGCGCGAGCCGGGGTACGGCATCGAGCCGGCCAAGAACGACACCCCGGCCGAGTACAACCGCGTCGGCCGGCAGCTGGCGTATGCGCTAATCCAGAAGTACGACGGCGACTACCTAAAGGCCTCCGCGGCCTACAACGCCGGCAGCAAGTGGGTAGACGCAGCGGTCGCCCGCGCCGCGAAGGGCACGCCCGGCACGAACGGAGCCAGTTGGCGCTGGCAGCTGGCCAACGACGGCCGGCTTCTGGAGAACCGGCAGCAGACCGACGGCTATATTGAACGCATGCACGCCGCCATGCGCTCGGGGCTCGGGACCAACGCGCCGCCGACCAAAGAGGAACTGTACGCCCAGCTCGACCAGGATCCGCGCCTGGCGAACAACCCGACGCGCTTGGCCGCCGCGCGCGCCCAGGTCGACCGCGGGTTCGAGGCGCGCAAGCAGGCGTGGGAGAGCGCCAAGGACCAGTCGAACGCGGACGCCATGCGCGAGCTGGAGGCGAACGGCGGCAACTTCGAGGCCCTGCCGATCTCTCTGCGCGCCAAGCTCGACCCCAAGCAGACCATGGACCTGCGCAGCTTCGCCTCGACCGTCGCCCGCGGCGGTCTGGTCACGGATGACCCCGACGCCTACCTGAAGCTCAGCAACCCCGCCTACCTGCACAGTCTGTCCGACACCCAAATGGCCCGCTTCAAGGCGGTGCTGTCCCCGCAGTCGTTCGCCAACTTCGACAAGATCCGGCGCACGCCTCTGGAGTTTGACAGCGCCGGCTTCAAGGCCATCGTCGACAACCGGCTCACCACCATGGGTATCGACCCGACGCCGGATACGAAGAAGGCCAAGGGCAAAGAGGACTTGACCCGCAGCGCGGCGATCAATCGTTACCTGCGCGAGAGCGTATTGGCGCAGCAGGAAGCCGTCGGCCGCAAACTTACCGGCAAGGAACTTCAAGATTTCGTGGACCAAAAGTTCCGCGAAAGCTACCGCTACCCCATGGTCTCTATGATCACCGGCAACAAGACTGGGGAGAAAGTCGTAAACGCCTTGACTATGCTGCCGCGGGATATTCCGACCGATAGCCGTGAAAGCATTAAGCAGGCGCTGAAGGCCCAAGGTATCGCGAACCCGACCGACGCGCAGTTGCTCGTCGCCTATTGGCGCGGTAAGGATCGAGGTAAGCAACCGCCGAGGAAGTAATGCCCACGCGCTACGATGCGAGCCAGGCCATCAACGATTTTTCGTCGAAGGCGGCGACGCTGCCCGACGCTCTCCGCGAGAGCATAGTCGGAGCGCAAGGCCTGAACCCTGACGAGGAAGCGCGCAACCGGCGGCTGGCCGACAAGCTCGGCATGCCGCTGGAGACCGTGCGCGGCGACCCGCGGTGGGCCGAGGATACGGCCAAGCTCCACGACTTCGACCCCGACGGCCTGTCGCTGGCCTTCCCCACCACCGCCGGGCACCTGGCCGATCCGTCGTTCGCCGCCGTGGCGCACGATAGCGCCGTCGAGCTGTCGGCCACCGAGGCCCATATCAAAGGCGCGACGCGCTACAATCCGACCGCGGTCGGCCCCGTGCGCGGCCCCGAGGCCAATCTGTTCTCCATCGGTCGCGGGTTGGGCGACCAGATCAAATGGACCCTGCCGTCGTTTCTGGGCGCGGCGCGCGCCATGTGGGGTGACGTCTGGGGCCTGAACACCCTCGCGGCTGAAGGTCGCTCGCTGTACGAGACCGGCCAGGACGTCACCGCGGCGTCGACGCCCGAGTTTCAGAGCACGCCGGGGCGTCTGCTGTACGGCGCGGCGTGCTCTGAAACTCGGGCGTCGAC